CTAGCCATGTGTTACTCCTTAAGTGTCTGTAATAGTTTTACCATAACGGCTGTGTGTTTGTGTGCATTACGCGGTTTGCGCTTGTACGCCTACCGATATGTCGTAGCACGGGTATTCTTGCCCGCCTATGTCGAGTGTGCCGGGTCTGCCTGACATGACAATTATTGCCGACCCTAAAACGGTTGCGGTGATTTGTAGTATTTCGCGTAGCACGGGTAGCCCTGCTGGGCCGCTGCCGACGACTTTGATCGGGTAGTCCATGCGGACAATGTTGCCGTTGCCAGCGATCGTTGTAAAACTTGGTGCTTGTATAAACACGCAATTTGGCACAAGTTTTGTTGGGTCGGTTACGACACGCAACGACGTGATTGCGGTCAGCGTGGTAGCGAGATCGTCTAGCGTCTCGTTGAATAGGTCGGTGTATGGTGCGGGCATTAGGCAACCGCTGGTCGGTCAATACCTAACAACTGTTTAACGATCGGGGTCAACGATTGTTGGGGTGCTGTACCCATGCCGTCAAACGACGCAAACACGTTCTCAAGCGAGCCACGCGAACGCCACAACGCCGCGCTGTACATTAAAGTGCCGAGCGTGACATCACCGCTAGGCGACGTTGTCAGGTTGTCGTTGTAGCCTGCCTCGGCGCGTCTGCGACTGCAAAACTGGTTGCCAGCCGACACGGCCTGCGTAATAAGCGTGTAATCATCAGAAGGGTTAGTAATCGACACACCCAAATACGTGATTAAGTTTGCGGCCGTTATCCACGTGCAAGTTGGCGTAAACGCAACTGTGCCTGTGTAGATCGCAACAAACTCGACGTTGCTACCTGTGCAAGCGTAAAGAACTTGATTAGCGATCGGCAAAGTTTCGTCAAACAACCACTCGCCAGTTGTGCTGTCTACGCCCGTGTATTTGTATTGCGGGCAACTCAATACCGTGAACGTGCCGTTAAACGGCGCGCCAAGCGAACCTACAACTACGCTGTCGCCAACTTGTATGTCGGTCGGCTCGAGCGTAGATATGCAGGCATAGTTATCTAGTAACTGCTTTGACGCTGTTAAATATGTTGCCATAGCGGTTAGGCCGCTACTCGACTAGGCGTACGTAATTTTTTGTGCGAGTGTTGCTTTTGCTTGAAAGAACGACGCGTAGCCGTAGTACGAGAACGTACGTGACAACGTGCCGGGGTTTTCAACGCTAAGCAATCCGCGAATTGCCTCGTAGTATTCCGACGCTGGTGCGTGAAACACGATCATTGTTTTGGCTGCGACGTTGCTGTCAACAATAATCTGCAAACCGAGTGGGTTTGTTGTTGACCAGTTGGTTACGTTGCCTGCGCCAAGCGTGTTGTATCCACCAAGACCCGGCACACCGACCATTGGGAACAATGGGCGTTTGTCGTCATCGACTGTTGAACCAAGTTTTGCCCAAGCGTCTGCACCTAACAACAAGTGTGTTGGGAACAAGTTTGTGCCGTTGCTGATGTCGCGCGCTGCACCGTATAGGAACAAGATCAAGTCTTCAGGTGTGCCGTCCCATTGACCGATTGTGGTTGAGCCTGCGACCTGTTGGTCAACTGCGAAGTTGTCGGTTGCGATCATGTACTGACCCATGAGGTCGTTCATGATTTGGGTCATTGCGGCAGGTGAAGTGAAATCGATGTCTTGTACCGACAAAGTTACCTGACCAGCAAATGTCTTTTTTGTTACCGAGTTTGCTGCGATCACCATTGTGGTTGCTGATGCTGCACCAAATTCTGCGCCGCCTGTTTGTTCAGCAACTGATGTGTGAGTTGTGATCGTTGGGCGAATAAATGTTTTTTGTGTGCCACCGTCAGGATATGCGCGAGCGCCGATCGCTGTTACGAATGGTCGAATGAAGTTGATGTCTTGGAATACTGGGCCGAGTACTGGTACTGGCAACAAACCCGGTGTATCGGTTGTTGCGATGTCGCCTGCGGCTGCTTCAAGCACACTTTGTTTTGCTTTTTGTGCGCCAACAAATTCTTCGTTGACTTTACGGAATGTGTCGCCACCGATGTGGTACGCGGCAAGGTATTCGCCGACGCTTGGCATACGAAATTCGCGTTTTGGTTGCGCCCAAAGTTTGTCGACAGTTGCTTGCGCTGCTTCGACTACTGGGGTTGCTTGTGTTTCGCTCATAGGGGTTGTGTCCTTTTCTGTGTCCTGTTCTGATTGTAACTCTACTGCTGGCTCGGTTTCGTGGATAGTCTCGTCGGGTGCGCTGGCCGCAACGTCGGTGATGACCGCGCCTGCAAATGCGCCTTCGCTAACCAGCGACAATTCTGACCAGTTGGCGGCTTCAACGATCATTGTGCCGTCGTCGTCGTAACTAAATTTTGTTGGGGTTACGCCTACCGATACCGCGTCAATAACGCCGTCAACCATAAGGGTCATAAATTCGTCAGCCAATCGAGTAGCACTAAGTTTGGCTGTAAACATCATGCCCTGCGGTGTGTCTACGCGCTCAACAACTTTGCCCAAAATTTGGTTGCTGTCGTGCTGTCCATAAAGTTTTGGGTCGCGCCCCGTGACTGGCAACGACCCCTGCAAAAACCGTACCTTTGTACCGTCGCTAACGGTCGCTGTTTCGTCGTATGTGACTGCGACGCCTGAGATTGAGCGCGACGGCAAACCCTCTGCCGCCGCTGCATCAACCGTGATCTGTGAAGGGGTAAGTCTGATCATAAATTTTATAGTACTCCATTTGGTATTGGGGTTTCGGAATTGTCCTCGCGGTAGTCACTCATTGAGTACTCGCCCGATAGGTATTGCTCAACGTCAAATTCAACGTATGTGCCGTTTGGCAGTATGTTGTTTTGGCTGAGTGTGCCAGCAATACAATCCGCGTAGGCGCGTACGCCAAATGTCCACAAATCCATTCGCGCTTCTGCCGATGACTGGTACGAGTAAGACCCGACCGATACGCCTGCAAGGTACGGCGGTATGTTGCATAGTCGCGCCATTTCCATTGCTTGAAATTCTGCGCTCTCGATCAGCAACATTTTGTCAGGGCTAGTAAGTGTCTCGGTGTAACTTACAAATTCGTTTAACGCTGCCGTTTGGTTTGTTGCTCGAGCCGCATTAAACGCGGCCGCAAGATCGGCTAATTCTTGTGCGCTCAACGGCTCGCCACCAGTTTGTTTAATTACCCCCGCTGGTATCGCGCTGCTCGAGTTGCGAAACCGTGCGGCCTCAAGTTGCAACGCAGTAGCAATCGCCTTTTCGCTCATATAAACAATGCCTTGTATCGGCGACAAGAATTGCACAAGATCGTCAGGGTTTAAGTTGCCGCCTTGAAATGTCAGTTGCTTTGATGGCGCAAACCAGACCGGGCCAGTTTGATCGAGTGTGTTCACCATGGCCGACGGAATTCTTGTAAACGACGCTGGGTATCCGTCGGCTGTGCGTGACGTGATGTACCAAAATGCGCGACCGTAAAAAAATAGATCGTCAAATGTCCAAGACATAATAAAACTGTTTGGCAATGTCGGGTCAATACGTCGCAACCATGTGCGTGGCGCTAACGGCATTTTTTCCATTTCGTCGCCGTTCCAAATTTCGTTATACATTTTTAATTGCATGCAACCGATAACGCTTGCCATTAGATCGCGCGCTCGACTGACGGTAGGTACGCTCATTGCGCGGTTGCGTGATTCGCCTTCGCTGTACGAGTAGTACTGTCCGATCATGCCAACGCCCGCGGTGTTGGCTGAGTAATACTGACCGCCTGCGGCTGCCGCTTTAGTTGGCTCAGGCGATATAGCCGCCTTGTTTACTGACCGTGAAAATATCGCCATGCTGTAAGTATGCCACCAATTTATTTGACGGGTGTGTATAGGCGACCGCCAAACATCAACCGAGAAAGTAAGGCATTTGACGGTCGCCCGTGAAGATACTAGCCACTAGCAACAACGATCATAGGTTTGCCTGTTGCGGTCGGTCGTGACGCGAGCGCCGCCGACCAAACCAAACACCGAGCCAACTCGATCGGGCCGGGTGATCGCTGCGACGATAACGCAATGCTGTTTTGTGACCTGACTGCGACGGCTCGTTGCACGTGTTCGGCAAGCATATTTTCGCCTGTGTGCCAAAGAAGTTTTTCGTGGATCATTGACTTTATGCGCGGCGTAAATTTAAGTATCTCGCCATAACCGACAACTGCCCTGCGACGCTCAAGCGCTAACGGCCAATGAATATCTATTGACGGGCTAATAGCAAATTTAATTGCCGTGTTTTTTGCTAGGCGCTCAACGTGTCGCAACATTTCGTCGTACGTGTCGCAAACAAACTCAACGGTGACAACGGTGCGCCGATCGTCAAGCACGATTGCGCGGGTCGCAAAATATCGGTCGTCGGTCAGGCTGGTTTCTATGGCGACTGTGCCGCCGTCGGGCATAGGGTCGGTGTATTCCAACTCAGGCCACAAACCCGGTGCAATCCACGACTTGTCAGACGCAACCCAAAGGTTGCATGACGCGCGCAAAAACGACGCACGATCAGGGTTCTCACTTTCAGCCTCAATCGTTTTTAGGGTTAAGGTTTTGCCTAGTGCTGGGTTTGCCCAGCCCCATGCGCGACTGTCCATAGGCGATATGTCAGGCGGCGGCGACCACTCAGCAAAATAAAGCGATGACGGCTCGCCACAATCAATAGATCGCAACCCCTGTTCACGCCAACGCTGCATCGCGGTACTTGCCTCTGTGCCTGCCGTTGACCACGCGCTGAGCAATGGTGATCGGCGGGCGCGTTGCGCTGGTAGCAAACCGCCGTCAATGACAGTCGAGCCGATATCCCAAATCTCGTCAGCAACAATAAGGTCGCATGACATACCGTGACCGACGCTCGAGTTGGCTGCACGAATAAACCACTTTGACCCGTCGGGCATGGTGACTTGGTTGCGACCGTACGACCGCATAAGTTTTGCACCAAACCGCAACTCGAGTACGTCGGCAAGTTTGTCTCT